GACCCACGCGTGAGCGGTGAGGTTTCTGGATTTCTGGCGGTAACAAAACTTGGCAGCAGGAGGGATTATGGACGTTCGATCTCGAATCGTTGGACACGGTGAGGAATCTCCGGACCAGTTACTTGCGAACCCGCTGAACTGGCGCATCCATCCGAAGCACCAGCAGGATGCGATGCAGGGTGTGCTGGAAGAAGTCGGCTGGGTGCAATCTGTGATCGTCAATCGAACGACTGGCAATCTGGTCGATGGGCACATGCGCGTTGCGCTCGCGCTGCGTCAAGAGCTCGCATCAATCCCAGTCGTGTACGTCGATCTCAGTCCTGAGGAGGAGGAGATCGTGCTGGCTACGCTTGATCCTCTCGGAGCAGCGGCGGCGACCGATAAGGTCAAGCTCGCGGAACTTCTCGCCGACGTTTCGGTGACCTCTCAGCACCTTGAGCGCTTCCTCTCCGGACTCGGGGACGATGGCTCAGGAATGACCCACGCAGAGCGGCTCGCTGAATGGGCTGGGATGCCTGAATACGAACAGCAGAATCTCACACCGCACAAGACCATTTTCGTTCACTTCAAGAACGATGAGGACGTGGCTGCGTTTGCCAAGTTGATCGGTCAGGTATTCACGCCGCGCACGAAATCAATCTGGTTCCCTGTTGCAGACGAGCCAGCCGATTTGTCCACAATGCGGTACACCGCTGATGAATCCTAGGCATCCGATCTACATCGTCAGCAAAGGGCGCTGGGATTCACGGCTGACATCAAAGGCGCTACATCGACTAGGTGTTCCGCATTTCGTGGTGGTTGAGGAACAGGAAGCGGATTCGTATCGAGCGGCGCTCGACAGCAGCGCCACCGTGCTGATTCTTGACAAGCAGTATCAGCGCGACTACGAAACCTGCGACGATCTCGGAGATACCAAGAGCAAGGGTCCGGGGGCGGCGCGCAACTTCGCGTGGGAACATTCGATCAAGCAGGGAGCTTCGTGGCATTGGGTGATGGACGACAACATCAAAACGTTCTACCGACTCAACAAGAACCTCAAAACGCACGTGACAGATGGGGCAATATTCCGAGCGATGGAGGACTTCGTTGAGCGGTACGAGAATGTCGGGATGGCTGGTCCGGATTACTCAATGTTCGTCTACCGCAAGAAAAAGGAACCGCCATTTATTATGAACACGCGAATCTATTCCTGCAATCTCATCAGGAACGACCTCTCGTATCGCTGGCGTGGTCGATACAATGAGGACACCGATCTGTCGCTGCGAATGCTGAAGGATGGCTGGTGCACAATCCAGTTCGTTGCCTTCCTACAGGAGAAAGTTGCAACGCAGTCAATGGGCGGTGGCAACACCGCTGAGTTCTACGCTGCGGAGGGCACGCTGCCGAAGTCCAAGATGCAGGTCGCGCTGCATCCGGACGTGTCCAAACTAGTTTGGAAGTTCGGGCGCTGGCATCATCAGGTCGACTACGGCGTATTCAAACGGAACAAACTAATCCGCAAGGCTGGCGTTCAGGCGAGCGGCGTGAACAACTACGGAATGCGATTCCAGAAACGGGAGGGAGACAAATGGGTGGACAAATAAAGCGCGCGCCGCTGCTGCGTCAGAATCGCGAACTGCGGGAAATCGGTGTCTGGAACTGGACGATTCCTGCGCTCGGCGCTCGGCTCGATGACGGGCGAACAATCCTCACCTGCCCACAGGCTGGAGCTTGCGCGTCGTTGTGCTATGCACGAAACGGCACGTTCCTGTTCCGGAATGTCAAGGCTGCACACGCTCGCAATCTCAAGCGGGTGCTGGATGATCTCGCGAACTGGAAGGACGAGATGATCGCTGAGGCAACCAAGCGTGCTCGCGGTGGGTATGTCCGCATCCACGATTCAGGCGACTTCTTCTCGGATGAATACCTGCAGACGTGGCTAGACATTGCAGCGGCAGTACCAACCACAACCTTCTACGCCTACACGAAGGAGGTCAGCCGATTCAAGAGGATGGTGGAGGGCAAGGCTCCCAGCAACTTCAAATGGCTGTACTCAATGGGCGGCAAGGAGGATCACCTGATCGATGTTGATCGTGATCGGCACGCTGAGGTGTTCCCGTCTGCAGAGTCACTAGAGGCAGCGGGCTACTTCAATCAAGAGGAATCCGATGTCTTGGCAATCGAAGCGCCAACGAATAGAATCGGGATCGTAGCCAATAACATTTCCCATTTCCGGAAACGTCAGGGGGCAGCAACATTTGGAGGGCTGCAGAAAGGTAGAGGCTGATGGGCGTTCGTGGACCAGCGCCGAAACCAACACGCCTGAAGGTGCTGTCAGGGGAAACGCGCCCGAGCGTGATCAACTACGCCGAGCCGATTCCTGCTGCTGGCAATCTCACCGCCCCTGCGGATATGCGTGACGATGCGCGCGCAGTCTGGAATCGGGTACTGGATGCGCTCGGAGCTACTGGGGTGCTGACATCAGCGGACAAGGATTTACTGCGCTTGTATGCAGAGGCGATGGCGCGCTACCTTGAGGCTGAGGCGATGCTCGCCAAGACTGGTCCGCTGCTCAAGGGTCGAGATGGTACCTTCGTCAAGAATCCGCTTCACCAAATCGTTCGCGACAATGCGGAGTCTGTGAAGAAGTACGCACGAGAGTTAGGACTCACACCCGCAGCGCGGGTCGGACTGAGGGGGGATATTGATGGACAAGCAAACTCGGCGACGGCGAAGCTCGACGCAATCATCCGAGCAGCGCGACGCGCCTGAGGGCGAACTAGTCGCGACGTTTATAGAGTCGTTCTGTCGACTCTCAAAGGGCGATCAGGCTGGGCAGTTGATCAAACTGCGACCGTGGCAGCGCGAGATCCTCAACGAGTTGTTTCGTCATCGTCCGGACGGCAAGCGCAAGTACCGCCGTGGGCTGCTACTGATGCCACGCAAGAATGGCAAGTCGTTGCTGGCTGCAGGGATCGCGCTGTACTCATTGTTTCAGGAGATCGGCGCTGAGGTCGCAATCGTCGCTGGCGACCGCGCTCAGGCTCGGATTATTTTTCGCGAGTGCTCGCGGATGGTTGAGCTTGACCCAATCCTGAGTCGCAAGTTGCACGTGCTGCGCGATGTAATCGAATATCCAGAAACAGGCTCCGTGCTGCGCGTGCTGTCGTCGGATGCCTCACGAGCCGAAGGGTTCAACTTCTCGACCGTGTTGTTTGACGAGATTCACGTCCAGCCGAATGATCGCCTTTGGTCGACCGTGAACTTGGGCAGCGGTGCTCGCAGGAATCCTCTCGTGCTGGGAATCAGCACGGCTGGAACCAAAACGGATAGCAGCGGTCAGGATTCGCTGTGCTACAAACTCTGGCAATACGGACAGCGCCTTGAGAGCGGCGAGCAGCAGGACGATGCGTTCTATTTCCGCTGTTTCAGTGCGCCAGAGGATCTCGCGTGGGATTCTCCGGAAGCGGCACGAGCAGCGAACCCAGCCTATGGGGATTTCCTAGACCCTGAGGATTTCGCGGCTGCAGCGCGCTCGATTCCCCGTCATGAGTACGAAACGAAGCGGCTGTGTCGCTGGGTCTATAGCGCCGATCCATTCGTTCCAGCGGGAACGTGGGATGCGTGCGCCAATCCTGAGCTCGCGCTGTCGGTTGATGACGAGATCGTTCTTGGATTCGACGGATCGTTCTCGTCAGACTCCACGGCGATTGTCGGGGTCCGGATCAGCGACAAAGCGGTGTTCGTGCTGGGTCACTGGGAGCGAACGCTGGATGGTGACCTGTCGTGGCGCGTACCCATTGAGGAGGTAGAGGCGCGAATGGTCGAACTGTGCAGCACCTACGCCGTGCGAGAACTAGTCTGTGACCCATTCCGTTGGCAGCGATCAATGGAGGCGTGGGTACAGCAGGGGTTGCCAGTCGTTGAGTTTCCCCAAACACCGTCGCGAATGGTGCCAGCGACGGCTGGGGTGTACGATGCGGTCGTCAATGGGAACCTCAGCCATACTGGTGATCCACGGCTGGCGCGACACGTCGCGAATGCTGCGCCATACTACTCGCGAGCGGGTCTAATGATCCGCAAGGAAACGAAGAACAGCCTCAAGAGGATTGACTTACTTGCGGCAACGATTATGGCGCACAGCCGTGCGTGTACACTGGCAACTGCTCCAGCACCTAAGGCTGCAGCCAAGGTGGAATACATTGAACTATAGGAGATCGAATGGGAATCATTGATCGTATTCTCGGTCGCGAAACTGAGCAGCGCGCAATCGGCGGTGGCTGGGCGCACGATTGGTTCAAGGATGGAACGAACAAGGTTGCTGGAGTGTCGATCAATCAGGACAACGCAACCTCTATTGGTTCGGTCTATGCAGCCATCAAGCTCTACGCCGACACGGTCGCATCGCTGCCTTGGGGAGCCTACGTCCGCGATTCCGGAACGCGACGACCAGTTCAGCGACCGCGCTGGATGGATCAGCCGATGCCAAACAATCCAAACTTCACAGGATTCGACCTGCGACATCGCATCGTCACGAGTCTGTTGCTGGACGGAAACGCTTTCTTGTTCACGATCCGCGACAACGTTGGGAATGTTCTTGAGATCCGCGTACTTGACCCACGCAAGGTAGAGGTCACCCAACTTCCTGACGGCTCGCCAATCTACAAAATCACGACGCGAGAAGGTACCAGCACACACGGTGCCAATGACATCGTGCACATCACCCTGTTCGCCTACGGCGAATCGCTGCGCGGACTCTCGCCTGTTGAGCATCACCGCGTGACGCTCGGTCTGGCATCAGCCACGCAACTTTACGCCGCAAAGTTCTACGAGCAGGGCGCGGCTCCGTCCGGAATCATTCGCGTACCTGGTGAGCTCACACAGGATCAAGCTCAGTCGCTGCGCGCATCGTTCGGGCGCAGCCACGAAGGGATTGATCGAATGCACCGCGTGGCTGTTCTTAGCGGCGGCGCTGATTTCAGTTCCATGAGTGCCAAGATCTCCGACCTTCAGTTGGTCGAGACAATGGCGTGGGGAACGGAAGCGGTCGCACGAATCTACGGTGTGCCTCTGCATCTGTTGCAGTACCCCGGAGGCAACTCGTCCTATGCGTCGCTGGAAGTCGTATCGGCTGAATGGCTGCGGCTCGGACTTGGTCCGATGATCTCGCGCATTGAGGCTGGTCTGCAGAGGCTGATCGTAGGGAATACGACGTTTGTCAAGTTCAACGCCGACGCGCTTCTGCGTCCAATGACGAAGGAGCGGTACGATTCCTATGCTGTTGCGGTAAACAACGGCTGGCTGTCGATCAATGAGATTCGGCAACTAGAGGATCGAGCGCCGATCGGTGATGCTGGGGATATTTATCGTCAGCCATTGAATATTGGGACAGCAGGACAGGAGCCACAACCTTGAGCTACTACATTGTTGATGTGGACGGCACCCTAACTACAACTGGGGATACGCCGAATCAGCCCCTGATTGACTATCTCAACGCAGAGGTAATGGACGGAGATGCACAGATCATCATTGTTTCGGCGCGGCTAGAGGATCGCCTTGAGGAAACTCGCGCGTGGCTGCAAGAGCACGGCGTGGCTGGTGTTGATGCAGTGCACCTCAACGACTTCACAGAGAAGTCCGGACCGAACGTTGGACTCGAGTTCAAGCGTTACAAGTATGGGCTCCTGATCGAGCAGTACGGTCTAGACGAGATTGAGGAAGTCATTGACAACGATGCCGATGTTCGCGCTATGGCTGAGAGCCTAGGTCTCAAGGCTGAATCCCCAGAACAAGCCGTCGCGGATGACGGAGAGGAGCGCGCCGTGTATTCGGTTCCGGAGTACATCCAAGCGGCTGCGCGCAAGGGTCTCGACTGGCACGAGCAGGGTCTGTCTGGTGATGGGCTGCAGCCGCGCACTGTTCGAGAGGCTCGCGAGCTTGCCGAGAATCGAATCACGTCAGACAAACTGATTCGTATGGCTGCGTGGATTCGCCGCCATCGACAGGACTGGGAAGGCGTGCCGCAGAACAGTAATCCGGACGATCAGGATTTCCCCGCTGCTGGAGCCGTTGCTGGATTTCTGTGGGGTGTGGACACGACAAAGCAGGATGGAGCCGATCGCGTACTATCGTGGACTGACAGGCTGATTGCAGCCGAGCAGCCAGAGAGGTTCGATGTGAAGGAAACTGAGATGCGTTCCGTGCCGATGGGCGAGTTCCGACTCGCTGATCAGGACGGACAAAAGGTATTCAGCGGATACGCAGCACTTTATGGTGCGCCGTCGGCGGGTCTACCGTTCACCGAAGTAATCAACAAGGGTGCGTTCAAGAGGACGCTGTCGCGTGTTGCCAAGTCCGAGCGGGTCGTGAAGTTCCTGCACGGTCACGACGAGAGCCGAATGCTGGCATCGACCGCAAGCGGTCGCCTTACGCTGACTGAGGATGAGGTTGGGCTACGCGTTGAGGCGAAGCTTGACCCTGCCGATCCAGACGCAGCCGCAGTAATCAGCAAACTTACACATGAGGCTGCAGCGATGGGGATGTCGTTTGGTTTCACCGTGCCAAAGGGTGGTGACTCGTGGAATAACGAACAGCGCACCCTCAACGAAGTCAATCTGTTTGAGGTATCAATCCTGTCCGGACATCAGCCAGCATACCCAGCTACGCTGGGATTGTCGGCAGTCCGCAAAGTTGCAGAGTCGCGAATCGGCGTGGATGCCGAGCGACTCCTGAATACGCTCGAAACCGTCAAGGCTGGTAAGAGCCTGAACGACGATGAGGTTGAAGTGATTGATGCTGTGCGTTCGGCGCTCGCGCCGAAGCCAGCAGCGATTGATCAGACCATCGCGTCCGCAAGGCTCCTGCTCGCGGAGATGGAAGGCGAGAACCTCTAGGGCACGAAGCTCCGTCCCGCCACCCTGTGTAGGTGCGCCCACGGAATGCACTCCCCCCGAACGGTTGGGAATCAATAACCAAACCAAACAAAGAAAGTAGGTAATAAAATGGCAGACATCAAGAAGTTGGCTGAGAAGCGCGCTGCGCTCCTCACCGAAGCGTCGGCACTCGTTGCTGAAACCGCCGAGAAGGGCGAGTCCCTTGTCGGTGAGGCTCAGGCGCGATTCGATGCGATCACCAATGAGGCTCAGGCAATCGCGTCGGCAATCAAGTCCGAGCGCGATGCCTCTGAGGCTCGCTCGGCTGCTGACGCTGCTCGTGCAGAGTTCGCAACCGCTATGGCTCCTAAGGTTGATGACACCGACGATGCCGCTGAACTGCGCCGACTCGCCCGTGAGGGTGGGGAGCGAAACTTCGAGCACCGCGATGTGACGAAGAGCACGGGTCTGGGCAATCCAGTATCCGTTGCAGCACTCGTCAATGTTGTCGCTGGTCAGGTGAACCCATTCCTCAATCCGGACGTCGTGGACATCATCCGCGCGAGCACGGGTAACAATATCCTCCTCCCACGCGTCACG